AAAGTAAGCCCCTACCCTCACATGATACCAATCTCCTAATATCGACATAACCCGTCGATCCTCGGCACACCATGCTCGGGCAGGGAAACTACTACTTAATATATCAATCTATAGACCTACTAGATAGGTTTGTCAATGAACAACATAAAACGACACAGAATCCCACGTTTTAGCGCTTCGTCTGTGTCGCATGTAAAAGGTTATCAAAGTAGCGTGCACTTTTGCCATGATTGACAACCAATCAACAAAGTATGTGGGCTGAACTCAATCAGGGTTTAATCCCCAACATACACATGACAATGGAAGTACCGTACCATTGATACTCCCATTATATCATGTTTTGAATCAGATGTCAAATATAGTTTTCTCACGGCTCAACTCAAACCTATCAAACTTGTAACCCCTCGGTGCTTTATACTTAATCAACACACTAGCCGCATCCGTTCTACTACGTGCTGTCGTTTCATAGCGCCTAACTACCCCAGTATCGTTAATAGAGAAGATAGTTACTAGATAACTCATAGCATTTTATCCAACCTTAGTTTTATAATTTCGTCAGCTGTATTACCGTATAGAACCTCAAAGTCTGACAAACTCAGTCCCTTGTGGTACTCATAATACTGTTTACCGTCATCATCTTGAAGCAACATCGTAACATCGTATGAGTCAACAAAATCATTCTGCACCATGTGGAGCACCTCCAAATAACACATTTATAACCCATGTGGCGTAATCATTGTTTTCCATCCTAGAAAGCTCATACAATGCGTTTTTCATGAGCCTGTGCTCACTTTCTAATTTCGCTATCGCTTTTTCTTTAGCTATCATTTCTTTTAGTCCATCTTTACCATAGACGCTATTTTGAAACAGTACACCCATTCTTTCATTGACTTTTCCATAACGCTCAAATGCTTTTTCTTGATCGTATATCATTTGTTTACCTTCATTACCACCTGAACAATTTCCTAACATTATAACATCTCCCTTTAAACAAACGTTTATTTGATNCAATTTCCTAACATTATAACATCTCCCTTTAAACAAACGTTTATTTGATTGTGAATGTATCATCAACCAGAACCACCCCACCCGGCACTTGCACAGGCTTAGGCTTCATTTTCCGACTGAAACCGACTTTGAAATTCTCAAAAGTAACCTCTTTTTTAATCTTGTCAGTCATTCCCGCACACTTAACACTAAATTTAATGAATGTATAGTCATCAGGTGAAGCAGGAACAGGNCGTGAATGTGTCATCCACCAGAACCACCCCGCCCGGCACTTGCACAGGCTTAGGCTTCATTTTCCGACTGAATCCGACTTTGAAATTCTCAAAAGTAACCTCTTTCTTAATTTTGTCAGTCATCCCCGCACACTTAACACTAAATTTAATGAATGTATAATCATCAGGTGAAGCAGGAACAGGCTTTCCATCTACTTCTTTCATGTAAATATCTTGTATATAGGTCTTCTGTCTCAGATACTTAGCTCTCTTAAATGTGCTTTCATGCGCCCAATAACCTAACTTATTATCGTCAACTATATCTTTTATTACATCAGGTATCTCTGTACCCGTTAAATGTATGCTGTCAGTATCACAGTATATTANAGTCTTCTGCCTCAGATACTTAGCTCTCTTAAACGTGCTTTCATGCGCCCAATAACCTAGTTTATTATCGTCAACTATATCCTTTATTACATCAGGTATCTCTGTACCCGTTAAATGTATGCTGTCAGTATCACAGTATATTATCCGATCATAACAAGCCTGTGCCGCTGTAATTGTCGTGTATCTAGCCCATGCAGTGATGAAAACGCCCATAGGTGTATAAACAGGGTCTTTTGTTTCCTCTTCTCCAAGTCTGAACCCTAGCGCCCCGTTCTCTTTTAAATAAGGGACTTTACCTGTAACATCAGGGTTACTAGCGAATTTACCGTATAGACTGTTTAACATCAGTTTTGCTAGTTGCTTGATCGCTCCTTCTGATGTTGTCTTGATATACGTCCATTTATCTATAAAGTCTTTAAACAAACCTGTAGTAGCTTTGAATTTCAAGCCACTAATATATTCAACGTTATATAAATCGTAATGTTCCTTCATTAATTCTAGGTCTACATTCGACACCCAGAGGTCAGCTATCTCCCCACCGCTACTCTTTAGGTACTCATTACCTTTATAAAACCTACTTCGTTTTATCTGTATAGTGGGTATATAGCCCTCTTTCAATTCGAACTCACATCTGATATGCTGTATGTGTAGTGGGTAATCTTCGTCCCAAACGTATTTACCCTCGAATACTATAGGTTCACCATATGGAAGGAGACGGCTATACATCTGTGCAGGATATAGACTATTAACATCGAAGACCATGCCTTCTCCGATTTCTTTTTCTTTGAACCTATCATTTAACCATGTAAAACCACCCCTATAGGCGTATCTNGTATACATCTGTGAAGGATATAGACTATTAACATCAAAGACCATACCTTCTCCGATTTCTTTATCTTTGAACCTATCGTTTAACCATGTGAAACCACCTCTATAGGCGTATCTCACTTCCTTATCAAGTCCAAGGCTCAATGTAGGAAACACCTTTTTGAACTTCTTAGTGGTTATAATATCCTTGAATCCTTTTAGACTGTCACTACCCGCTGTCATCCGGTCTAAACCTTGTTTAAACTGAATTAACAGAGCTTCTGCAATAATCTGAATATCGTTTTTAATATAGGCGTATTCTTCGGGTGTTATCTTATAGCCGACTGGTCTTTCTTTGTGGTAATCAATATCACCTTTAAGAACAGTTAGTTTAAAGTCTTTAGCTATCTTCTTAACAGGAAACGGTAGTTTCTTTAAGCTGTCATATATCACTGTATGTATCTTACGTTTCCCTTTGTAGCCTAAACATATATCAATCATGTACCATTGTCCCATGCGAGATATGATCGTATTATATGTGTTTGGCAATCCGTCAGCCGACCACTTAAAACCATTACGCTCCAACCAGTTAATGATAAAAGCTCCGTCAAATTTGAGGTTATGGAAATATAGATCAGCTTGCACCTTCATTGCCCAAGCCATAAACTCATCTAGGCTATTACCAATTTTGTAATCGCTGTGATCTTCTATATTCATATAACCATACGCCCACACCCTACAGTCTTCCACTTTAGTAGTTGTTTCAAAGTCGCAACTATACATCTTTCTCGGCATATGCTTCATCCTTTAACGGAGCTTAGAACCCCTTTAAGCTTAGATCAAAGTCACCCCTTTTATACTGCTCCAAATATGACAGTATTTTATACACATTCCCTTCCACGTTCTCAACTGTGTTTCCCTCACTATCAAATTCCTCAAAGGATATCTCTGATATTCTGAGATACAATTCATAGAAATCATCAGGAGGTATCTTTTTTAATTCTTCGATCAGCTCATCTGCCGCATCAAATGAATTGAAACTTCCCTCAACGCTCTTAATAAAGTTTAACTGCAACTGTATCATTTTCTTTTCATAATATTGTGGGTCTGTTCTCATATCCATGCTTTCTTCTAGGGTTCGCAAACGGCTATAGCTTCGCACCTTGCTAAAGTCAAAATCATGGGGTCTATTAATTCCTGTAACGTGTGCAGGACTTGTCATAGCTATCCGTTGTTCAATTGTCCCTTGCGGCTTACCGCCTGCATAGTATTCTTTGTCTTTCATAGCCTTGATTTTCTCATCTACTAGCCGCTGAACCTCTTTTGTGTTACGTTCAATCTCAGCTATTTTAGCTTTACTAGCCACCACACCATATGCATTCTTTTCGAACTGATAACGCATATTAGCACGGTTAGTGAAAGAGGACGCTTGTTCCTTCCACTTATTGAACTGCGCCCGTGTTTCAAATGAATTAAGGTCAGGTATATCAATTTCAGCGGTAAGGTCTACACCATACTTTTTCTTCGTTCTCGCAATCTTGGCTTTTGTATTCTTGACCAATCGAGCGTATTCGGCTTTGTCATTATCCGTAATGCGTATACGTGGACTTCTCGCCATGTTGCGTTATCTCCTTTCAACCAAGCATGGAAACCACGCTTTTCAACTTCTGAATAGAACGTGATGTCTGCGAGCATATCCATATTCCACGGTGTAACAGCGACCCGTTCTATCTTCTTATTAAATTTCTTCCTGTATTCTTGGTATCCATCGAGAAACTTGTTCAAATACAATTCACTTGAAAAGAAAAACGTGACATCGGTGTTAGATGCCACGTATTCAGATTCCTTCAAGTTATGATAGATACCTCTTTGTGTTTTAGGCATCTATATTTTACCTCCTGTTTTATAGGGATAGTTGTAAGCTAAAGAATACGTTACCTTTACTAGATGTTCCTTGAACCACTTTAACCTTAAACGTTTCAAGCTTATGACGGTTCACAAGGTCAATCAGGTCAGATGCGGCTTCTGCTACAGTTTTAGAGATAGCTGAATATAACGAACCGTCAGCCGCAAAAATAGTAGTAACCGTCTCTTCCTTAGCATCCCCGTATGTATCGGACACTTGTTTGTATTGGGCAATGGCGTTGGCTTCTATAATTGTTCCATCTGGAAGGTTTTTAAAAGATTGTCCGCCGCCTGTTTGAGCGTTAAAAATTTTGATTTGTCCTTCAAGAGTTTCTGTGTCAAAAGTAGCCTTTACAATGTTTGTGTTTTCCATTATTAATCATCCTTTTCATTTTGGTTTATTTGATAGGTCGTGCGTGTTAAGAGAGTGTTAAGAGTTTAAACGATCTTGAAACTGGTTGTTCTGACGACAACTTGTCCGCCTACATTTGCGGCAACTTTCTGTGCGTCCCATTTATCTTTAAATCCGTAAGCTTGTTCTGAATCGTGTGTTAGGTCAATGCTTTTATAGTCACGTGTGAAGGTGTTTATGAACAATGCGCCCACTAATACGAGTACCTTCTCTTGTGTTTCCATCACTCAGCAACCTGTTCTTCTGGAGCTTCTGTTTGTTCCTCTTGATCTTCGTCTTTCTCTACCCGAACGGTAGCAACTTCAAGGAATTTTTCTACAGGTAGCTCATAAACCTCTGTGTTAGGTTCAACACTCACCACTTGAACAGGTTCGCCTTTATATTTGCGTTTCATTCTCCATTGAGCCTGCTCCATTGTCAGGTTACCTACAAATGTTTCAGAAGGCAATTGCTCAACTTGAACTTCTCCATCCACCATCACCATCTTGGCAACGTTGACGGTTGTCTTTGTGATTTCTCTCTGCATCATTTTTGCCATTTCTTCGTCCCACTTTCTTTTTATATATTTGTAGACTAAAGGTCGCTGATTCTAACCATAATACTTACCCAGTCGATTACAATCAGTAACCTTTCTACTCTTTTATTATATCACCCTGTTCAACAATTTTCAACACTTTTTTATAAAATGTTAGACAAAGTTTTACAAGGTTTTAATAAAAGGTTGTTGTCTACGCTCTCTATTTAACCACACCTGTATAACTTTTTGCAACACTTTTTTATAAAATGTTGACGTTTTTCGACAAGATCGCCCACAAATCCTTATGTATCAAGGGTTCACGTGGTATAATTAAGTAGTACTAATAGATTATAGAAAGAGGTGAAACATATGCCATTAAAACCAGAAGAACACGAAGATATTTTGAATAAGCTTTTAGACCCTGAGTTGCCTCAATCAGAAAGAACGGAAGCTCTTCAACAGCTCAGAGTGAACTACGGTTCTTTTGTGTCCGAGTACAATGATTTAACAAAATCTCATGAAAAGCTAGCCGCTGAAAAAGATGATCTGATCGTGTCAAACAGTAAGCTTTTCAGACAGATTGGTTTGACAGACAAACAGGAAGAAGATCACAAGAAAGCTGACATCAGCGAAACGATCACGATCGAAGATTTAGAAGGAAAGTAATTATAATAGAAGAAAAGAGGTACAACATTCATGCGTATTACATTTAATGATGTGAAAACATCTCTAGGTATCACAGAGTCATACGACATCGTGAACGCCATCCGTAACAGTCAGGGAGACAGCTTTAAAAGCTATGTGCCGCTAGCAACTGCCGACAACGTCGCAGAAGTCGGGGCAGGAATCCTTATCAATCAAACTGTGCAAAATGATTTCATTACATCCCTTGTTGACCGCATCGGGCTTGTGGTTATCCGTCAGGTGTCGCTAAACAACCCGCTGAAGAAATTCAAGAAAGGTGAAATTCCTCTCGGTCGCACTATCGAAGAAATCTATACTGATATCACGAAAGAAAAACAGTACGATGCTGAGGAAGCCGAACACAAAGTATTTGAACGTGAAATGCCAAACGTCAAAACTCTCTTCCACGAGAGAAACCGTCAAGGCTACTACCATCAAACAATACAAGATGATTCACTCAAAACTGCATTTGTGTCTTGGGGTAACTTTGAAAGCTTTGTTTCTTCTATTATTAACGCAATTTACAACAGCGCTGAGGTAGATGAGTACGAATATATGAAGCTACTGGTTGACAACTACTATTCTAAAGGGTTGTTTACCACTGTGAAGATTGATGAGCCGACTTCTTCTACAGGGGCACTAACTGAATTTGTGAAGAAAATGCGTGCTACTGCCCGTAAACTCACATTGCCGCAGGGTTCACGTGATTGGAACTCAATGGCGGTTCGCACACGTTCTTATATGGAAGATTTACACTTAATCATTGACGCTGACCTCGAAGCTGAGTTAGACGTTGATGTTCTAGCTAAAGCCTTCAACATGAATCGTACTGACTTTCTCGGTAACGTAACAGTTATTGATGGTTTCGCATCATCTGGACTAGAAGCCGTTTTAGTTGACAAAGATTGGTTCATGGTGTATGACAATCTACACAAATTAGAGACGGTTCGTAACCCACGTGGATTGTACTGGAACTATTACTACCACGTATGGCAAACGCTGAGTGTGTCCCGTTTCGCCAATGCCGTTGCGTTTGTATCCGGGGATGTTCCTGCTGTTACTCAGGTTATTGTTTCTCCTAACATTGCCGCAGTTAAGCAAGGTGGACAACAACAGTTTACAGCTTATGTTCGTTCTACTGATGGTGAAGATCATAAGGTCACATGGAGCGTCGAAGGCGGTTCAACTGGTACAGCTATCACAGGCGATGGACTTCTTTCTGTCAGCGGAAACGAAGAAAATCAGTTAACTGTCAAAGCCACGGTGGACATCGGAACAGAAGACAAACCAAAACTCGTTGTTGGTGAAGCTGTTGTATCTATTCGTCCGAACAATGCCTCTGGAGGTGCTCAGGCGTAATGATGGTTTCATTTACTGCACGTGCAAAGTCTAATGTTATGGCATATCGTTTACTAGCGTATTCACAGGGAGACGACATCATAGAAATTTCACACGCCGCAGAAAATACAATACCTGATTACGTTGCCGTTAAAGACGTTGACAAGGGTGATCTAACGCAAGTCAACATGTACCCTTTAGCCGCTTGGCAAGTTATCGCCGGAAGTGACATAAAAGTGGGAGACAATCTCACAACTGGTAAAGACGGAACTGCTGTTCCAACTGATGACCCTAGTGTCGTGTTTGGGTATGCTGTTGAGGAAGCTCAGGAAGGACAGCTTGTCACCCTCGTTATCAGCCGATCAAAAGAAATCTCTATAGAAGTAGATGATATTAAGGACGCCGGAGACACAGGGAAACGGTTATTGAAAATCAACACCCCGTCTGGTGCTCGCAATATCATTATCGAAAATGAAGACGCTAAAGCACTGATTAATGGTGAAACTACTAACACAAATAAGAAGAACCTTCAAGACCTGCTATTCTCAGACGGTAATGTTAAGGCTTTTCTACAAGCCAATACGACCGATGAGAATAAAGCGGCTCTTCAACAATTGATGGTTAGTAACGCTGATGTGCTTGGTCTACTGTCAGGTGCTCCAACATCTGAAAACAAAGTGAATATTCGCAGTATGATAGGGGCGGGCGTTCCATACACTCTCCCTGCCGCCACAACAACTACAATCGGCGGAGTGAAGAAGGGTGCGGCTGTTTCCGCATCTACAGCAACCGACGTGACGACTGCCGTTAAAGACTTGAACAGTTTAATCACTGTCTTAAAGAACGCAGGAATCATATCGTAAGGTGGTTTGATTAATGGCATATGTACCATTATCGGGAACGAACGTCAGGATTTTAGCTGACGTTCCTTTCTCTAATGATTATAAGAATACAAGATGGTTCACATCTTCAAGCAATCAGTATAACTGGTTTAACAGTAAAACACGTGTGTATGAGATGAGTAAGGTTACTTTTCAAGGGTTTAGAGAGAACAAATCATATATCTCTGTAAGCCTACGAATTGACCTCTTATATAATGCTTCATACATCATGTTTCAAAATGCCGATTACGGTAACAAGTGGTTCTATGCTTTTGTAACCGAATTAGAGTATAAGAATGTTGGCACAACCTACGTTCACTTTGAAATTGATGTTCTCCAAACATGGATGTTTAACATTAAATTTCAAGAATCATTCATCGTGAGGGAACACGTTAAACTATGGAATGATGACGGGACACCGACTATCAACACAATAGACGAAGGTCTTAGCTACGGAAGCGAATACGATGTTGTTTCTGTGGAAAACCACAAGCCTTACGATGATATGATGTTTTTGGTGGTTATATCTAAAAGCATTATGCATGGGACAGCAGGAGAAGAGGAAAGCAGACTTAATGATATCAACGCAAGTCTAAACGGTATGCCACAACCTCTTTGTTATTACATCCACCCGTTTTATAAAGACGGTAAAGTACCTAAAACGTACATCGGCGACAATAACGCCAACTTGTCTCCTATCGTCAATATGCTCACGAATATCTTTTCGCAGAAGAGCGCTGTTAACGATATTGTCAATATGTATGTGACTGACTATATCGGCTTAAAACTTGACTATAAAAACGGTGATAAAGAATTAAAGCTCGATAAAGATATGTTTGAGCAGGCGGGCATTGCTGATGATAAACACGGTAACGTTGACACCATCTTTGTGAAGAAGATACCTGATTACGAGTCCCTAGAAATTGACACAGGCGATAAATGGGGTGGATTCACAAAAGACCAAGAAAGCAAACTGATGATGTATCCCTACTGCATCACGGAAATTACTGATTTTAAAGGTAACCACATGAACTTGAAAACCGAGTATATCAATAATAGTAAATTGAAAATACAGGTTAGGGGTTCTTTAGGAGTTAGTAATAAGGTTGCTTATAGCGTTCAAGACTACAATGCGGGTGGTTCTTTGAGTGGTGGAGACAGGCTGACTGCTTCCCTTGATTCATCCTTAATCAATAATAACCCTAATGACATTGCAATATTAAATGACTATCTATCTGCGTATCTGCAAGGTAATAAAAACTCGCTAGAGAATCAGAAGTCATCTATATTATTCAATGGAATTATGGGGATGCTCGGTGGCGGAATATCAGCCGGGGCAAGTGCGGCAGGTGGTTCACCAGTAGGATTAGCTTCCTCAGTTACAGGGATGACAAGCACTGCGGGTAATGCTGTTCTACAGATGCAAGCGATGCAAGCAAAGCAAGCTGATATAGCAAACATTCCACCTCAGTTAACAAAAATGGGCGGTAACACAGCGTTTGATTACGGAAATGGTTACAGAGGCGTGTATATTATCAAAAAGCAATTAAAGGCAGAATACAGACGAAGTCTGTCAAGTTTCTTCCATAAATACGGGTACAAGATTAACAGGGTAAAGAAACCAAATTTAAGGACACGAAAAGCATTTAACTACGTTCAAACAAAAGACTGCTTCATTTCAGGGGATATCAATAACAACGACTTACAGGAAATAAGAACAATTTTCGATAACGGTATAACTCTCTGGCATACTGACAACATCGGAAATTACAGCGTCGAGAATGAATTGAGGTGACACAATGGCACGCAAACGCAGTAACACATACCGATCTATCAATGAGATACAGCGTCAAAAACGGAATAGATGGTTTATTCACTATCTGAATTACCTTCAGTCTCTAGCCTATCAGCTATTTGAATGGGAGAACCTACCGCCTACGATTAACCCTAGTTTCTTGGAGAAGTCTATCCATCAATTTGGGTACGTGGGGTTCTATAGAGATCCTGTCATCAGTTATATCGCATGTAACGGCGCTCTGTCGGGTCAGAGAGACGTTTACAACCAAGCTACAGTCTTTAGAGCCGCATCACCTGTGTATCAGAAAGAATTTAAACTCTATAACTATAGAGACATGAAGGAGTCAGATATGGGTGTTGTCATCTATAATAATGACATGGCTTTCCCTACTACACCGACGCTCGAATTGTTTGCGGCTGAATTGGCTGAATTAAAAGAAATTATATCGGTTAATCAAAATGCTCAAAAGACACCTGTCTTAATCAGAGCAAATGACAATAACCAACTGAGCTTAAAACAAGTGTACAACCAATATGAAGGTAATGCCCCTGTTATCTTTGCTCACGAAGCTCTTGATAGTGACTCTATAGAAGTGTTTAAGACTGATGCTCCGTACGTGGTAGACAAGCTAAATGCTCAGAAAAATGCTGTCTGGAACGAAATGATGACTTTCCTTGGTATTAAAAACGCCAACTTAGAGAAGAAAGAGCGCATGGTTACTGACGAAGTTTCCAGTAATGATGAACAGATTGAGTCTAGCGGCACTGTGTTTTTGAAGTCGAGGGAAGAAGCATGTGAGAAAATCAATGAGCTATATGGACTCAATGTCAAAGTTAAATTCAGATATGACATTGTGGAACAAATGAGACGTGAGTTACAGCAAATAGAAAATGTTTCACGTGGAACATCGGACGGTGAAACGAATGAGTAGTTACACGATGCAGTTAAGAACCTATATTGAAATGTGGTCGCAGGGTGAAACGGGATTGTCAACCGCTGAAAAGATAGAGAAAGGCAGACCGAAACTGTTTGACTTTAATTACCCTATCTTCGATGAATCTTACCGTAACATTTTTGAGACTCATTTCATTCGTAATTTCTATATGAGGGAAATTGGTTTCGAGACAGAAGGTTTGTTCAAGTTTCATTTAGAAACGTGGCTCATGATTAACATGCCCTACTTCAACAAGCTTTTTGAAAGTGAGTTAATTAAGTATGACCCACTTGAAAACACTCGTGTAGGGGTTAAGAGTAACACGAAGAACGACACCGATAGGAATGATAACCGTGACGTTAAACAAGATTTAACATCAAACGGAACATCATCTACTGATGCCAAACAAAATGACACGAGTAAGACAACAGGTAATGAAAAAAGTAGTGGTAGTGGCTCTATAACAGATGATAATTTCAAGCGTGACTTGAATGCAGACACCGCAGACGACCGTTTACAGTTAACAACAAAAGACGGTGAAGGTGTCCTAGAGTACGCTTCCCAAATTGAAGAACATAACGAGAATAAGAAGAGAGACACAAAGACAAGTAATACAACTGATACAACTAGTAACACAACAGGGACAAGCACACTTGATTCGGATTCCAAGACATCCAACAAAGCGAATACAACGAGTAACGACAAGTTAAACAGTCAGATCAATAGCGTTGAAGATTACATCGAAGATAGAGTGGGTAAAATCGGGACTCAAAGTTATGCTCGATTGGTTATGGATTACCGAGAAGCTCTACTACGTATCGAACAAAGAATCTTCAACGAAATGCAAGAACTGTTCATGCTTGTGTATTAAGGAGGACAACATATGTCAACTAAACCCGAATTGAAACGGTTTGAGCAGTTTGGAGAAATTATGGTTCAGCTATATGAACGGTATCTACCGACTGCCTTTGATGAAAGTTTAACATTATTGGAGAAAATGAACAAGATCATACATTACCTGAATGAGATTGGTAAAGTAACAAATGAGCTAATCGAAGAATGGAACAAGGTAATGGAGTGGATTCTCAATGACGGGTTAGAAGACTTAGTCAAAGAGACACTCGAAAGATGGTATAAAGAAGGTAAATTCGCTGACCTCGTTATCCAAGTTATCGACGAATTGAAGCAGTTTGGTGTTAGCGTTAAGACCTATGGAGCTAAGGGAGACGGTGTCACTGATGATACAAAAGCCTTTGAAAAGGCTATAGAATCAGGTTTCCCTGTGTATGTACCATATGGCATATTCATGGTTTCACGTGGAATCAAGCTACCTGATAATACCGTGTTAACAGGGGCAGGGAAGCGTAATGCTGTCATCAAATTTATGGATAGTGTTGGACGTGGAGAAAGCCTCATGTATAACGAAAACGTAACAACTGGAAATGAAAATATTTTCTTATCTTCTTTCACACTTGACGGTAACAATAAGCGTTTAGGACAAGGTATCTCTGGTATTGGTGGTTCACGTGAAAGTAACCTTTCCATTCGGGCAGGTCGTAACGTTTATATCCGTGATATTGAAGCTGTTGACTGCACATTACATGGAATCGACATCACATGCGGCGGATTAGATTACCCTTACTTGGGTGACGGTACAACCGCTCCAAATCCATCAGAAAACGTCTGGATTGAAAATTGTGAGGCGACTGGTTTCGGTGATGATGGGATCACAACTCACCACAGTCAATACATCAATATCTTGAGTTGTTACTCACACGACCCACGTTTAACAGCTAACTGTAACGGGTTTGAGATTGATGACGGTTCACGTCACGTGGTGTTAAGTAATAACCGTTCTAAAGGCTGTTACGGTGGTATCGAGATTAAAGCTCACGGAGACGCTCCGGCGGCTTATAACATCTCTATAAACGGTCATATGTCTGTAGAAGACGTTCGGTCATATAACTTCCGACACATCGGACACCATGCGGCTACTGACCCTCAGTCCGTATCAGCTAAAAACATTGTTGCTTCGAACCTTGTATCAATTAGACCGAACAACAAACGTGGTTTCCAAGACAATGCTACACCAAGGGTTCTAGCTGTATCGGCATACTACGGGGTTGTAATCAACGGTTTAACGGGGTACACAGATGACCCGAATTTATTAACTGAGACCGTTGTATCTGTTCAATTTAGAGCAAGAAACTGTTCCCTTAATGGTGTTGTTCTCACTGGATTCTCTAACTCTGAGAATGGAATCTATGTCATTGGCGGTAGCCGTGGTGGAGACGCCGTTAATATCAGTAACGTTACCCTTAATAACTCAGGTCGATATGGGGTATCAATCGGCTCAGGAATTGAAAACGTATCTATTACCAATATTAGCGGTATCGGCGACGGTATTAACTCTCCTGTAGCGCTCGTATCAACGATTAACAGTAACCCTGAGATTAGTGGATTAAGTAGTATTGGATACCCTACGGTTGCTAGGGTTGCCGGGACAGACTATAACGATGGTTTAACGCTCTTCAATGGTGCGTTCCGTGCTTCCACAACATCTAGCGGCAAGATTCACAGTGAGGGCTTCATCATGGGTTCAACGTCAGGGTGTGAAGCATCTGTATCAAAATCAGGTGTTCTAACGTCATCAAGCTCGAAGACTAGCTCTGAGCGTTCTCTCATAGCCGGTAGTTCAACATCTGAAGCCAAGGGAACATATAACACGATTTTAGGTTCACTGGGTGCGGTTGCTGATGAACAGTTTGCGGCTTTGATTTCTGCGTCCCAGTCAAGGGCATCAGGAAATCACAACTTAATTCTATCAAGTTATGGAATTAATACAACAGGGTCATACAAAGTTAATGGTGGATTCGAAAAGATCAACTGGGAGCTAGATTCCTTAAACGGTAGAATTAAAGCCCGTGACACTGTAACAGGCGGAAATACATGGAGTGACTTCGCTGAGTATTTTGAGAGCTTAGACGGTCAAGTCATTGAAACAGGGTATCTGGTTACTCTTGAAAAAGGTAAAATCCGTAAAGCTGAAAAAGGTGAAAAGATTATCGGTGTTATCAGTGAAACAGCAGGATTTGTCCTTGGTGAATCATCATTTGAATGGCAGGGAGCTGTCCTTAAAAACGAGTTTGGCGGCATCGTTTATGAGGAAGTCACAACAGAAGACGGCGTAAAATTCAAACGTCCACTTCCAAACCCTGACTTTGATCCTAATAAGAATTATATCCCACGTAGTCAACGTAGAGAATGGCATGTTGTTGGTTTACTGGGGCAGATCGCCGTTAGAATCGACGAAACAGTTAAACAAGGACATGGCATTGATGCTGTTGGCGGTATTGCTACAGACGGTGATAACTTTATTGTGAAAGAAATAACTACCCCGTATACAAAGGAAAAAGGATACGGTGTGGCGATCGTGTTAGTTAAGTGAGGTAGTCTACTGTGGTGTATGTATCTAATAAATATCTAACAATCTCTGAGATGAAGGTTAACGCTCAGTACATTCTAAACTACCTCAGTACTAAAGGTTGGACGAAACAAGCCATTTGCGGGATGCTCGGTAATATGCAAAGTGAGAGTACAATAAATCCGGGTTTATGGCAGAATCTTGACGAGGGTAACACCTCGTTAGGGTTTGGGCTTGTGCAATGGACACCCGCTAGTAATTATATCAATTGGGCTAACAGTCAAGGACTACCATATAAGAACATGGATAGTGAATTAAAGCGAATTATATGGGAAGTAAACAATAATGCTCAATGGATAAACTTACGTGGTATGACCTTTAAAGAGTACATTAAAAGCACAAAGCCACCTAGAGAACTAGCGATGATATTTCTCGCATCTTATGAGCGACCCGCTAACCCTAACCAACCTGAGCGGGGTGACCAAGCCGAATACTGGTATAAAAACCTTAGCGGCGGAGGAGGCGGCGGACTACAATTAGCACAATTCCCAATGGATATTATCAACATATCGCAAGGGGAAAACGGTAGTTTCTCACATAAGGGAACACTTTGTATAGACTTTGTGGGTAGAACTGAAAAATACCCTTATTATGCTCCGTGTGATTGTACGTGTGTATGGCGGGGTGATGCGAGTGCATATCTAGCGTGGACTTCTGATAAAGAGGTTATGTGTGCGGACGGAAGTGTTCGCTATATTACATGGGTAAACGTTCATGAAAGTCCTTTGCCCTTTGATGTTGGTAAGAAGCTCAAAAAAGGCGATCTGATGGGACACACAGGCATCGGAGGAAACGTAACAGGCGACCATTGGCACTTCAATGTTATTGACGGTAAGGAGTACCAAGGATGGACAAAGAAACCTGATTCGTGTTTAGCAGGGACAGAGTTACACATATATGATGTTTTCGCTGTCAACAACGTGGAGATAATCAACGGAAACGGCTACGACTGGAAAACTAGTGATTGGCAAGACGGGGACGGTGGAGATGGCGGCGACGACAACGATAACAATAAAACAAAAGATTTAATAACCCTTTTACTATCTGACGCCCTCCATGGTTGGAAAGCATAGAAAAGGAGAATGGGAGATATGAAAATGATAGCGTGGATGCAACACTTTTTAGAGACAGACGAAACAAAGCTTATTTACTGGTTAACATTCCTTATGATTTGTATGGTTGTTGATACAGTTTTAGGGGTGTTATTTGCAAAGCTTAACCCAAATATTAAATTCTCATCATTTAAAATCAAAACAGGGGTGTTGATTAAAGTCAGTGAAATGATACTAGCGTTATTGGCTATCCCCTTCGCTGTACCTTTCCCTGCGGGTTTACCCCTATTATACACGGTTTATACGGCTTTGTGTGTATCGGAAATATATTCTATTTTCGGGCATCTTAGATTAGTAGATGATAAAAGTGATTTTCTTGAAATACTTGAAAACTTCTTTAAACGCACATCTGGTAAAAATAAGGAGGAAAAATAACATGCAAATTTCACAAGCGGGCATCAACTTAATTAAGAGCTTTGAAGGTTTACAACTGAAAGCATATAAAGCTGTTCCGACTGAGAAGCATTACACCATTGGTTACGGTCATTACGGTTCCGATGTTTCACCTAGTCAGGTTATCACTGCTAAACAGGCTGAAGACATGTTACGTGATGATGTGCAGGCTTTTGTGGATGGTGTAAATAAAGCATTAAAAGTATCTGTCACCCAAAATCAATTTGATGCACTTGTCTCATTCGCTTACAACGTTGGGTTAGGGGCTTTCAGGTCTTCTTCTCTACTGGAATACTTGAATGAAGGAAGAACAGCTCTAGCGGCGGCTGAATTCCCTAAATGGAATAAGTCAGGCGGTAAAGTTTATCAAGGGTTGATTAACCGTAGAGCGCAGGAGCAAGCCTTGTTTAATAGTGGAACACCTAAAAATGTTTCACGTGGAACATCGTCTACTAAAACGACACCTAAGTATAAGGTGAAGAGTGGTGACAACCTTACTAAAATCGCTAAAAAGCATAATACAACGGTTGCTACTTTGTTGAAGCTGAATCCGAATATCAAAGACCCGAACATGATTAGAGTTGGACAAACAATAAATGTTACAGGTAGCGGCGGCAAAACACATAAGGTGAAAAGTGGTGACACACTCAGTAAAATTGCCGTTGATAACAAAACGACTGTGAGTAGATTGATGAGTCTAAACCCTGAAATTACGAATCCAAATCATATAAAAGTAGGTCAAACAATTAGATTAAGTTGAGGTGTAAATCATGGACAAGAGTTTATTTTATAATCCACAGAAAATGTTATCATACGATCGCATACTGAACTTTGTTATCGGTGCTCGGGGTATCGGTAAATCATATGCAATGAAGGTGTACCCTATTAATCGCTTTATTAAGTACGGAGAACAATTCATATATGTTCGACGATACAAACCGGAGCTTGCGAAGGTCTCCAACTATTTTAATGATGTAGCTCAAGAATTCCCTGACCATGAGTTGGTTGTGAAGGGTAGAAGGTTCTACATTGATGGTAAGCTTGCAGGGTGGGCTATTCCTCTGAGTGTGTGGCAGAGTGAAAAATCTAATGCATATCCTAACGTAAGCACAATAGTATTTGATGAGTTTATCAGGGAGAAAGACAATAGCAACTATATTCCTAATGAGGTTTCAGCTTTACTAAACCTTATGGATACCGTATTTCGTAACCGTGAGCGTGTCAGATGCATTTGTTTAAGTAATGCTGTATCCGTTGTTAACCCTTATTTTCTGTTCTTCAACCTTGTCCCTGATGTCAACAAACGCTTCAATGTATATGACAATGCTTTAATTGAAATACCTGATAGTCTTGACTTCTCATCTGAAAGGCGTAAAACAAGGTTTGGGCGGCTAATTGATGGAACCGAGTACGGTGAGATGAGTTTAGATAACCAGTTTATCGGAGATAGTCAGGTGTTTATAGAAAAGCGCAGTAAGGATAGTAAGTTTGTATTCTCCATCGTCTATAATGGATTCACTCTTGGTGTGTGGGTTGATGTTAATCAAGGTCTTATGTACATTGATACAGCACATGACCCGTCAACTAAGAATGTATACACATTGACAACAGATGATCTTAATGAAAACATGATGTTGATAACCAACTATAAGAATAATTATCATTTACGTAAGTTAGCTAGTGCGTTCATGAATGGTTATCTGAGGTTTGACAATCAGGTTATCAGAAATATCGCATATGAGTTGTTTCGTAAGATGCGTATACAGTGATGTTTCACGTGGAACAATCAAAAAAAGAAAAGCCTATCGTCTGAGGAACGGTAGGCTCTTTTGTAGCATATAGTTGTATTCATGGAATTGTATAATAGTGTGTGACAGCATCCAGTCTAAAACGGCTTGGAATTCTTTCTGATTCATCTTATTTCCTCCTCGATATGTGATACTGAAAGATATTGATTTCCACAGGCGGGACAGAAGACAACAGGAGTATCTTTCTTGGTTATTGCACCAAACACATCAAACTTTCGAGTGAAGAATGAGAAGCTACAGTAGTGACAAACGTGTGTAAGCAACNTCGTAGTAAGGATAGTAAATTTGTGTTCTCCATTGTTTATAATGGTTTCACTCTAGGTGTGTGGGTTGATGTTAATCAAGGTCTTATGTACATTGATACAGCACATGACCCGTCAACTAAGAATGTATACACATTGACAACAGATGATCTTAATGAAAACATGATGTTGATAACCAACTATAAGAATAATTATCATTTACGTAAGTTAGCTAGTGCGTTCATGAATGGTTATCTGAGGTTTGACAATCAGGTTATCAGAAATATCGCATATGAGTTGTTTCGTAAGATGCGTATACAGTGATGTTTCACGTGGAACAATCAAAAAAAGAAAAGCCTATCGTCTGAGGAACGGTAGGCTCTTTTGTAGCATATAGTTGTATTCATGGAATTGTATAATAGTGTGTGACAGCATCCAGTCTAAAACGGCTTGGAATTCTTTCTGATTCATCTTATTTCCTCCTCGATATGTGATACTGAAAGATATTGATTTCCACAGGCGGGACAGAAGACAACAGGAGTATCTTTCTTGGTTATTGCACCAAACACATCAAACTTTCGAGTGAAGAATGAGAAGCTACAGTAGTGACAAACGTGTGTAAGCAACTTCATTTCAATGACCCCCGNGGACACCGCACATGACCCGTCAACAAAGAACGTGTATACGTTGACAACGGATGATCTTAATGAAAACATGATGTTAATAACTAACTACAAGAATAATTATCATTTGCGTAAGTTAGCTAGTGCATTTATGAATGGTTATCTGAGGTTTGATAATCAGGTGATCCGTAATATCGCATATGAGTTGTTCCGTAAGATGCGCATACAGTAATGTTCCACGTGAAACAATCAAAAGAAAAGCCTATCGTCTGAGAAACGGTAGGCTCTTTTGTAACATATAATTGTATTCATGGAATTGTATAATAGTGTGCGATAACATCCAGTCTAATACGGCTTGGAATTCTTTCTGATTCATCCGATTTCCTCCTCGATATGTGATACTGAAAGTGATTGATTTCCACAGGCGGGACAGAAAACAACAGGAGTATCTTTCTTGGTTATTGCACCAAATACATCAAACTTTCGAGTGAAGAATGAGAAGCTACAGTAATGACACACATGAGTAAGCAACTTCATTTCAATGACCCCCGATATAGTTTTTTCTGATTCTCCAATTTCCAGTATGTCCGCTGTGTCTCTATATAGTTTAACACTTCCTGTTCACTTTGTAAACGTTGATTAACCAAATCTTCGATGATGTCACTAGGAATGCGGATATTTGACTGCTCATACAGATCAAGCACGGCGACTTCACAAGCTGACAAGTTGACTGATTTGTCAATGCTTCTGTTTGAGATAGCTTCGTTAAGCTCGCTGAGTATTTGTGTTCGTTGAACAACTCGTTTGTTAAGGTCTTCAAGATAATCTTCTAGCTCCCTTGCTTCCTGTTTCTTTTTGTTATTGCGTCCTGATAAAAGGAATATAACGCACAATGTAAGTACACCGATCATTAGAATAGCTTCCATGTTATCTCCTCGTTCCCTTTTTATTGGCGTGTTGCCATTCTGAANCGATAACATCCAGTCTAATACGGCTTGGAATTCTTTCTGATTCATCCGATTTCCTCCTCGATATGTGATACTGAAAGATATTGATTTCCACAGGCGGGACAGAAGACAACAGGAGTATCTTTCTTGGTTATTGCACCAAACACATCAAACTTTCGAGTGAAGAATGAGAAGCTACAGTAGTGACAAACGTGTGTAAGCAACTTCATTTCAATGACCCCCGATATAGTTTTTTCTGATTCTCCAATTTCCAGTATGTCCGCTGTGTCTCTATATAGTTTAACACTTCCTGTTCACTTTGTAAACGTTGATTAACCAAATCTTCGATGATGTCACTAGGANATGACACACATGAGTAAGCAACTTCATTTCAATGACCCCCGATATAGTTTTTTCTGATTCTCCAATTTCCAGTATGTCCGCTGTGTCTCTATATAGTTTAACACTTCCTGTTCACTTTGTAAACGTTGATTAACCAAATCTTCGATGATGTCACTAGGAATGCGGATATTTGACTGCTCATACAGATCAAGCACGGCGACTTCACAAGCTGACAAGTTGACTGATTTGTCAATGCTTCTGTTTGAGATAGCTTCGTTAAGCTCGCTGAGTATTTGTGTTCGTTGAACAACTCGTTTGTTAAGGTCTTCAAGATAATCTTCTAGCTCCCTTGCTTCCTGTTTCTTTTTGTTGTTTCGTCCTGATAGAAGGAATATGACGCACAATGCAAGTACACCGATCATTAAAATAGCTTCCATGTTATCTCCTCGTTCCNGTCAAGGACGGCGACCTCACAAGTTGATAGGTTGACTGTTTTATCAATGCTTCTGTTTGAGATGACTTCGTTAAGCTCGCTGAGTATCTGTGTTCGTTGAACAACTCGTTTGTTAAGGTCTTCAAGATAATCTTCTAGCTCCCTTGCTTCCTGTTTCTTTTTGTTATTGCGTCCTGATAAAAGGAATATAACGCACAATGTAAGTACACCGATCATTAGAATAGCTTCCATGTTATCTCCTCGTTCCCTTTTTATTGGCGTGTTGCCATTCTGAAATAACTATATAACCAAGTTGTCTCATTTTTCTATCTACTTCTTTTAGTATATCTACATGGTGCATGTATTCGCTTAATATCATATTGTCAACGTCAACTAACATCCATCTTATGTTGGCTACACCAATAGCGTATATGTTGTTTCTTAAGCGGGCGCTTGATCGTTTTAATAGCTTGTCGTTGTCTGAGAAAGACAAAGTGTAAAATACTTCGTCTCCCTCCTGTGTTTGAACAGTTATTAATCGCTTATCCTCTTTTACAATGATGTCAATCATAATGTGAAGTTCATCTCCTCAACGACTTTGTCGAGGTTCTTGATATCTTCTGCTGTTTCTTCGTCAATTGGTTCGAAGGGTGTTATGTTATTCCAGAATACAGAGTTTGAGCCTTCGAGTAATTGACCGTTCCATGATGCAAAGCGTCTTATCATTTTGGTGTCTGATAAGAATTGTGAAGAGTATGTAGCAAAGAACGTCGGGTTGTCCTTTAGATAGAAATGTAAGATGCGTGTCCCGTTTGTTGTTATTTGTTCATAGCATACCATTCGCCATCCACGGCGTTCTAAGATGAAAGTGAATGCATTAAGTTGTACGCTCATGTTACTTGCTCTCCTTTGATTTATCTTCTATCTTTTCACCGTTGAATGTAACGATTGACTTATCTACATGTGGTGATGTTTCACGTGGAACATCGTTAAGGATATCAGGGTATAGACCTGAGTATATTACTTTATCATTTACGTTGTCTGTATCTACTTCTAACTCATCATCTATAAAATCATCTTCATCGTCGTTGTCCTGTGTGCCTAGCTCTTCAACAGTTACTTCTAATAGCGCTCTTTTGATACTAGATAATGCAAAGTCACTGTTAAGGATGATAGCGATTAATTGTTGTTTGTCTAAGTCATATAAATCTGTTGGATATAAGTTGTCCTTCTTAGCGACTAACTTGTTAATATCTGTGTTGCGGTTGATAATCTCGATTACCTCGTTAATAGTTAATTGATAGTTATTCATGTGTAATTCCTCCTATGGTTGGTTGTCTTATTACCTTACTTCTATTATAGTATACCATGTTAAACGATAGTTTGTCTACCCTTTTCGACAAATTGATGTTAATAAATAGTATAGGTATATAGTCTTAATTTAGTTGTTAGATTCTTGTCGAAGATAGTCGGTCAATGGGGAAATGGGGTGTGTTGTCGCTGTACCCTACTTT